TCCTGCCACAATCGGGGATATAACGTTGTGGAACAGTATCGGTCACTTCCCTCCAGGTCGGCCTGAGTTGATCCATATAGGCCTCTGAAGCTCTTTTCAATACGCCATAGTTCCGGTCCGTATTGACAGAAAGCTTGGCACCCTCTTTGACATTCAACACCAAGTCGTCAAGGTCATAGATTCCAAGGTTACTCAGAAGTTTAAGTTGTGTGAGGGCAACGGTTGTACGGTCCTCGACAAGGAAGGTTTCGCTGTAGAGTTCCTCGTAGATGATGTTGAGATAATGGATGAGCTCGTCATCTTTCCATAAATACTCGGGGCCGATAGTATCATCCAGCACGACCCTTCGGGTTAAGTCTATGATTCCGCCATCTCCTCCGATATACATGGCTCCTCCCCTACTTCAGACCCTTTTTGGACCTCTCGATCGCACCAATGAGGGTGTCTTTTTTGCCTGAAGGTTCCTGAATCCCAACTTTCTTCAATTGAACCTCCACCGTGTACCTCTTCTTACCTTCCTTCTGTTCGTTCATCCGGATCTCGGTCACTTCCCCTATTGCCTGGATGGTGAGACTTTCACCGATCTTCACCTTTTCAAGTTGGGGAAGTTTCGCAACCTGTTCGGATTCGAACCGGATTTGAAGGTTATATGGATACTTCGGGCCTTCGATTCCAGTTGAGGGCGTCATGTCTGCCTTCAGTTCCTTTTTCGTCTTTTTCGGTAAAGCAAGATCTGTAAGTTCCACGTTTTTCCCTCCTTTCAATCCTGATCTGGCAAATATCCGCAAGTGGGACAACGACCGTCCCAGTCCGGCCATGGATCCGACAAATAGAGCTGTCCGCACTTGTTGCAATGGATTGCATAACTATTCCCTGGATTGGGATCAACTAATCCTTCGATTACACTTTGATCAGCCACACCTACTCCTGTTTAATATACCCACAGACCTGGCACACCTTGAACCTTCTCTGGCCCTTCCGCACCCTTCTCCAGCTACATTCTCCGCAGGATGGGCATTTGTTTTGGGGTTTTGTGGACTTTTTCACCCCTACCCTGAGATGCCCATGTTCTTCAAAATTTCGGATCCCCTATCAACTTTAGATTTTGCCTGAAATCTCCCCTTTGCATCTTTAGTCGCCTGGGTTCCCTTTTCAGGTTCCAAGGATTCTTGATGATCCGCAGACATGGCCGCTATCTGTGCCTTGAGCGCCTCGTTTTCGGCCATCAGATCTACCACATTTGGCTGAGCCGTTTCTTTCTCGGGGATTTCAATCGTAGCTCCGAATCTATGGTCCCACCACGCAAGAGCCACTTGCCTCTGCGGATCGGGCAGGTCCTCCAGGAGAGACCTATCCTCTACCGACTTCCCATTGGGAAGGATGTAATTTCCATCCATCGTCTCAAAGATATTGCCTCGTTCCGTCGTGAAATTGTGGCGTGTGTAAACCTCCACTCCGTTCAAAACTTTTCTTGATCCTTCTGGTACTGCTGGTTTCGGTAACATAAATTCTCCTTTCTTGAGTTTTATTGTGTTTGGAAAAGGTGAGGACCGAAGTCCTCACCCTCTCAACGTTCTTGGTAAATCCCTTACGTGGTTACGATTGCAACCCCTGTCTTTGTTGCTGCCGCTCCACCACCTGAAGCCCATGTGCATCCATTGGATGCTGTACGATAGGCTGTAACGTTGATTGCGGAGCAGTCTTTGAATACCATGTCATAGGTCGATGGGACAGCATCTTGGTTGGTGACAACCTGAGCCATCTTGTATACATGGTTTGTAGAGAAGGCGTAGAACTCACACCGATCGAAGATCCAGTCACGGTCTATGCCATTTGAAGCCACATAGATAAGGCATCGAGTAGTGGCATCTATTGCGGCGGAGACGTTGCAATTCACGAACTTGCCATCCGAGCTCATTCCATCAGCAGAAAACAGAATTGGAACAGTTGTGTTAGTGCCGAGTGTGCCAAAATCAGTTGAGCCAAAGTTGCAATCCTCGGCATAGAAGTAGTATCCCCCCGTCGCTATATCAAGGGAGTTCGCAAGCGCAGTAGCCATCTGAGTTGCTGCCGCATGACCGATAATCTGGCAACCCTTCATCCTTGTGCCATAGCCTGCATTCTTGAATGCGGAAAGGCAGGTTGCATTCGCTCCAGCGTTCATAACAGTTATGTTATGAAACTGGTTGTTAACACCTGTATTGTGTATGACATTCGCAACCGTTATGGTCGATGAATACAGGCCCGTACCACTTTCATAGCCTTTCTGCTGAGGACCTCCCAGACCCACCAAGTGAGTGCGTGTTTTTTCCCAATCCAATTCCGCAATCACTGTTTCAATACCGGGAAGTTTCAGGACTACATCGTTCCTTGCATTTGTCGTAGCAGCGTAGGCAACAGCCACTGTGCTAAATATATGATCACCAGGAACCTTCTGCACGTTTGCAAGCCACTTATGGTATTCACTTGAACTCCCGGCCACATAGAACACATCCCCAATTCCGGGTCCTAACTGAAGGGTACTCATCAGCCAATTCAATAACGATCCTGAAAGGTTTCCTTTTTTAATCATGGTTTTTTTCCTCCATAGTTTTCCCCTACAGTGAAGGTCTTTTAGACACATCCTGTAGGATACTGGTTAAATTGTTAAAGGAATGAAGCGTATTGCTTCGCCACTCATTCTTCTTTTCCGATCGCCCCAAGAGGATACATTTCTCCTAATGAGCATCGGAAAGGTTACACGGGGAAGGGAGATCCCCCTCCCCGGTTAGTTGTTTACGCGCTCTTAATGAAATCGCTATTGTTGTCCTTGGTCTCGGGCCTTGGATAAGCCTCGAACCAGGGCTTCCAGTAACAGCTACCTCCATTGTTTGCGAATACGAACTTTAGTTCGTCCCCCGCATTGAGCTTCACGGGAGCCTTGACCGTAAGGATGTGACACTCCTTATAAACAATTCTCCCTGCGGGGGTGAGTGTCGGGATTGTGAGAGTAGCCACCGCCGTTTCACCGGTAGCACTATACGGAAGGACTCTCCTTGTCACCGTCAGGGCCGCAGCATCTGTATCAAGGGCTACCCTGATCAATGCACCGACTGCGTATAGATCGCAGGGGTGTCTCACCGTGCAAATAACCGTTTTGTTTTTGAGAAAACCTAACGTAGCTGAGTCCTCTTCTCCTTCACTGATACACAAAATTTTAGAATCGGTATATGCCATCGTTTGTTACCTCCTTTTAGGTAATAGTGTCCCAACAAAAAAGCCCTGCTATCCCGTTTGACACGAGACGAACAGAGCTTTTAAGTATGGGCGTCCAGCTACGCAGATGCGTATTTGGACTTAAATTGTTTTTAGTTAACCCGCATCTCCAATTCAGTTTCGAGCTGGGTGAGGCGGGTGCGAAGTTGGAAGATCTCGTCAATGTAGATCCGAGATACTTCTGCTCCATTGGGATGGCCTTGAACCCAGAGTTCAAGGTTGTCAGGATCATTGTGAGCCTTGATCGTATCTTTGTGGTGAACCAATTCCCACGGATAGAGATAGCGACCAAGCATTTTCTCCATAACGAGACGATGTTCAGGAACCTTCTTGTATTCCTTTCCCTGAACAAATGGATGATCTGGAGCAAAAACGTAAACATATCCCCTACCATTGACGTGCCTCTATTGTCAAGATATTTTTTTACGAAGAACTAATAAAACAACCCTTTACCTTTCCAGGAGTTGCTGTAAGGGGCCAAACCAAACCGAGACCTACGACCCCATACCATGCGGCGCTATTTACTCTTCCGTGATCCTGCCCGAAGTTGACCTGCACCCTGACCTCTGGTGTCTCCGCCTCGATCATGGCTGCGAAGTCGTCTCCGAAAATGATGCCCTCTCCAAGAACAGATCCGGTTCCCTTGGTACCAGAAAGACAGACCGTGTCCTTGATCTCGATGCACCGGATACTCTCGACCTTTCCGACCTCGGAGTTGTGAAGAGTATCGCCCTCACGGAGATACTGCTTCCAAGTCTCGAAATCGTCGTCGTTCTTAATGCCCCTCATTGCCTTTGTGCTGAGTAGTCCGATATAATCGTCACCCTCGTAGGGATCGACGATATAGGTGTCAGCGAAGGCGTCCCTGATGGCACCCAAGTGCGCGATATTCAGGTTGACGAGGGCTGCTATGTCGATTACTCCATCTTCCATGAAGGTTCCACCGGTCAGAGATGTCGGGCCATAGACGAGGTAGGTGGTCTTCATGACCGTTGCCGCGAGTCGATCCAGGGCCTTTGTCATCTGCTTTCTGAGAGCCTTCTGAATCGGGTCCTGCGGGTCAAATTTGGAAAGCAACTGGCTCATGTGGCTGAATGTCA